AGAATAACCAATCCCAGAACCAGGTATCGGAACCAGAAGTTGTTTCAAGTTTTTGGGCAGTCATGGTACCTACTGAAATTCTACCACCAGTTTTAACTGAACGGTTTACATCCCCATGCTCTACTTCTTCTATTGTAATCTCAGGTAAAGTTACAGTCTGAAAAAGATAAGCATTTATTGGATGTGAAGGAAATTCTATGGACCATAAAAATTTCTTTCTTGGATTTTTTACTTGAGCTGGCATAATCTTATATCTTTAATAAATTTACTCTGCTGATATGTTTACATCTTTTGATACAGAATCAATTACAATATCCATGGTTACTTCTTGCAAGGGAACAATCTCTTTATATTTCAATATAATATGATATTTTCCCTGTCTTACATCAGCTTCATTATTTACTACCAAATCATCATATGATTGAGCATCTTGGTCACCCATCCAGGTATATTCGGTAATAGCAGTACCAATTAAGTCATCAAGAATTTTCTTGGCTTCATAATAGATACTTTGCCAAGTAGACCAAGTATTGGGTTCTTCCAAATAACTTTCAAGAATAGGTCTTAGATTCTTTTTTAGATAAAGATTCAATCTTACAATTGAAAGGAATTTTTCTGAATCTGATTTGGGATTAGAAGTAAACCCATGCCAAAGCATAGTTCTTTTTCCTTGGGTTCTAGTATCTTTTATTACAAAAAGATTGCAATACCATTCTGCTAATTTTTGGAGTTCTTCTATTTTACTAGGTCCACCCAAATTTTCAGTTACGGGACCCAATGCAGAAGCAATTACCCCCCTATTCATACCAGAGAATGAATACCAAGGACCATATTGAGAAGCAGAAGCATCACCCAAACCAATTGCTGAACCAAGAAGGTCACAGTTTTGTAAAGTCCCATTTGCATCATAATATTTAATACCACCAGCAAAATATGCAATATTTTTAGCATACCCAATCTGTGGTACTAAAGTTTCTAATTGATTTATGATACCATCAGGAGTTTGTACTTTTCCTTCTGAATCATATTTGGGAACCTCTACATATAATACAGTTTCAAAATTTGCAACTACATCTTTTGCAATTTCTACATAGGCAGATTTCCAACCATTGGGGTCTGGGTCTACTCCAGGTCCGGAGGATTTAGCTTTTACCATATCATTTTGATGAATATGGGAAGCTATTAATTGGTAGCCATCTGAATAACCCTTTAAAGCTTCATAAGCTTCAACCCAAGTAGCAGCACTTGATTTACCACCATTATCACCTTCATTTATAATTACAAGAGGAGATGAAGCAGTACTTATTGCGGTATTATCAAATAATACTGAACCTTGCCAATTAGAATAACTAGCAAGAGTAGAAACTACTCCATTAATACCTTGAGCTTTAAGTTTATTATTAAACTCATCATCAAATGATGCTGTTGATTCATCTGAAGCTAAAACCAATTCTATATTGGGTGTATTGTTAATAAAATCCTGTAAAACCTGAGATTCTACAAATATACTTGAAGAACCAGCTTTTGAACCAGAGAAGAATTGGTTAGTGGATATAATATCTTCTGCAGCTATTTGCATTTGATAATCATGTTCACCCTCTGGGTCATTATCAATGGTTGTATAAGCTTTAAACTGCTGGAAATAAATTTTTGTAGTAGGTCCTTCTTGGGCATAAAATCTACCATAAAAATTTCTATTTAACCCATAACCAGTATCATCAAGAATTGGGCTACCCGCTTCTTTAGTATTGATATTTAATATCATTGATATAGTATCATCACTATTTGGGTCTTCCAATTTGATTGTTATTTTGGTTTGTGAACCCGTTGAACCTTCACCTGTTGTAGAACTGAAGGTATAGGTTTTAGCTTGTCCTTTTGCTACAGTAGTTTCTGCACCAGCTACTCTTGATACCCTAATCTTTGAACCTATTTCAAAGGCTTTCATAATATTAGAAATAGAACCATCAGGAACTATTTCTTCCCCATACACCCTTTGGAATTGGGTATAGGTTGAAAAAACCTCATCTGGTTGATTAAAAGGACCCTTAGTAGTACGAGCCATTACATGGGATACCCCTAATAACGGTACAGATTGCTGTACATTGTTGTTTTGAAAGTTGAATTCAACTCTAGGTGTATTAGGCATACTTTTTATATTTTGGGATTAATAATTTGTTTATTTTGAAACTTCTATTAGGTTATATCCATAATTTTCTAATAGAAGTGTTATATCTGTAATAGGTACAAGGTCTGCTTTTTCTGTAATTTCATTTATTACACAATCTTGAATAACAAATTGGTAAACTTTCTCTAATAACCCAAAATCTAAATTAGGAATATCAAAGAAGTTTACCAATTCCAGAAATATATTACCAGAAAATAAAAATTCATCTACATTATAAGGTTTTAAATAACCCCTTTGTGGGATACTATAAAACATTACCTGATGTAATAATCTTAGGTCTTCTTGATTATTAGCTATTAGATGTATATCTATAAATTGGTCTATGGTTTCGTATGGTTCTTCCGTTGCTGTAAATCCTATTCCTTCCTCTTTTTGTATAAGTAACTTAGGTAAACCAATTCCACCAGGATAGAAACCCCTTGCATTAACTACTATCCTTGGAGTAAGTTTCTTATCCTTGGATTGATTATTCCCAGTACCAAATACCCAAATATATTTATTTAATTTATCCATGTCTTCTTTAAACCTTTTTTGGTTTTCAATACTTATGGGTAAATAATTATTTGGGTCTAGTGAATATCCAAGTTTTATAGAAGCATTAAGCAAGGCTTGATATATTGACCTTTCTATGATTTCTTGTGAATTTATCATATTTATTACCTCCATCTAACTTGGTTGGCTCTTATACCAAAACCATATAATTGTTTTCTGATATTTTTTATAATCATTGACCTTAGTCTATCTTTTCCACCAACTGCATTTATTGCAGGATTCCATAATGGTCTTGGTGGTATAGTTCCTGATGATTTACCTCCACCTTTTCCACCAGTTCCATATTCAAGAATTCTTGCTAATTCCCCAAGAGTTATACCACCTGATGATGACCTTCCTTTTGACCTTGGTAATCCAACAAGTGTTTTATCCTTGTATTTGAATAATCCTATTGCCCTATAATAAGTACCAGTAAGGTAATAAATTGGGTGTTCCCCATATTTCTTTGTAGTGATAGGACTATGAGGTTCCCAATTTATACCTGTACCTTTTGGTGGAGTTCCAGTAGCTATGGAAAATAATACAATCTTTAATAAATCCTTTGAAAATTTATTTACTGCTGTATCATACCCTTTTTTAATACTGGGTCCAAGATTATCAACTAATTCTATGGCTTTATGCCAATCACCATATAACTTTATTTCTATTGGAAGGTTACCAATTGAAGGTATTGATAAATGTGGTATTTTTTTAGCCATAGAAGAGTTTTACTTTTAATGTTTATATAAAAACCTAGCAACTAAATACCCAGCTACTAGAGAACAGGTTGACCATAATATAAGTAATAATGATTCCCATATTGGAAGATACTTCCAAAGGAATGCAACTACTATAAACATGGCTATTAAATAGATAATTAACCAAAAGTATGGTGATTTAATCCACTTTTTCATAAGTTATAATATATTTTGATTATAAACTCTCCATTACTTCTTTGTTAGGATTAGATAGTAATACAGTACCAATAATTATTAATTCAAAACCAGTCATACCATTACCATTTTCACTTTTTACTAGACTTACTTGATATCTTACCCAACAATTATTTAAACTTGAAACCATCATTTCTATTTCGGTAAGATTACCATGTATACCACTTATTTTATTAGGAGTACTCCATTCAACTATACCACCCACTCCATTACTTCTTGGAATATATATTACTGAATCCTGGAGCGAACCCAGGTTCGCTCCCCAATTAGTGATATCAAGTATTATGGTTTTAATTGATGAATTATTTATAAAACTTACATTATTACCAGTTAATGTAACACTAGCAATAGTATTACTAATTAGGTTATAACTTGATAAAGCTTTATAATTATTGGATAATGAAACTATTGATGAATTATTATTTGATGCTTTATTTAAAGCAGATTCTGCATCACTCATAGCTTCAACTGCTTTATTATTAGCATTATTAGCTAATTCATAAGCTGCAAGAGCATCATTTTTATTCTGTGTAATTCTTTTATCTAATTCAGTATACCAATTAGTTTCACTACCAAGATTAGCAATATCCATTAGAGTTACACAATTGGCTGCTGATACCTGGATTCTTTCAGTACCAACTGGGGTTACTTGGTTAAATGTTGATATGTCTTTAAATTCTGGCATAATATTTTATTTTTTATGGTTAATATTTATAGGAAGCTTTATTATCATCATATATACTCACATTACTATCAAATGTGGCTACTATACTATTATCTGTTTGTTGTAATACTTGTAAATAAGCTATTGGTTGATTATTATCAACTTTTTCTGATATTCCTTTAAATCCAATAACTTTTACTCTTTGAATACCTTGGGTATTTTTATCTGAAGTAACTAATATTTGACCATTTTCCTGTACATTGGAAAAATCCAGATAAAAGTTTTGATTAGTACCATCACCCCATGGTATTGATATTTTATACTCCATATTATGATTCTTTTACGTATTGGGAAGAAATATTGGAATATAGAGATTTTATACTGTCAAATGTGGCTACTACTCTTGTATTGTCAACCTGTTGTGTAACAAGTAAGGAAAATTTTACTTGTAAATCTGGGTCTATATTTGGTGAATTAGTTTGGATTGTAATTATTAAATCCCTTGGTTGATTTCCAAAATTAAAATCCGAGGTTATGTTTATGGTTTGGGATTTTTCATTAGGATTATAATTAACATATACCTTATCCCCAGTACCATCATTCCATGGTATTTCTGCAATAATATTGGAACTTGCTTTT